CCATTGGATACTGTCAGGTCGCCAGAAGAGACTGTCAGGTCGCCAGTCAATACATCAACAACTCCAGAGGATATCTTGAATTGCTCAGATGCGGCACCTACACGAAAACCCATACTGTCGTCATTGTTGTCGTAGTTGATAAACCCAGCGTTGCCATCAGCGTTAGTCCCGAAGTTCACCCTTGCAGTAGCGGTTTCTCCTGCTTGTACAAATATCTGAGAGGAAGACGAGCCAAGTACAGTTAGCCTACCAGCGTTTACAGATAAGTCACCAGTGGCTACGGTTAGGTCGCCACTTGAAACTGTTAAATCACTACTGAAATCACCCGTAGTACCGCTAATCGCAGCACGTACAGAAGAACCAATAGTCGTACCATCAATAGAACCACCGTTAACATCAGGGTCAGTCAATGTCTTGTTAGTTAGAGTTTGTGCCGCTAGCAATGTAGCCACAGTATCAGTGCCGAACTTTAGGCTTGAGCCTATAATCTTAGTAGGGATACTAGTGAAACCTAATTCACCGATACCTGCTACATCACTTAATAGCGTCATTTATACACCTTGTTTAATGTTACCAGCTAACTTGTTGTCAAGTTCTCGCTGTTTAGTTTGTGAATCCCTTTCCCTAGCAGTGGCAGATAGCATTGCGGATTGAGCATTGGCAGAATTAACTTCCTGCTTATCCAGAATATCGCCTACCTTCATGTCACGCTTGGATTGGATCTCTTGTAGCTTCACGCTGACGTTGGCTTGGTCACTTTGAAGGGAAGCAAACGCTTTATTAGCCGCTGCCTTATCCATCAGCTCTAGGCGTAGCATTTCACGTACATGAGTACGCTCGTCTGCTATCATCTTGAGTTGGATCTTCGCTTCTTCAACTTCTGTGTCGAGGCGTAGACGAGCCTGTTCAAGTTCAAACTTGGCTTCAATTTCTTCAGCTTTGTTTGCAACTTTAGTCTCTTCTATCTTCAACTTGACTTGCTCAACCTGTACAGCAGGATCGATGGGAGGATTCTCAGCTTCGAGTTTATTTCGAGCTTCGGTTTCTTCCACAGTTTCAACCACACTTCCAGAAGGCATCTGCATACCAGCCTCGATACGCCTTAACATAGCCTCGGGCTTTGATCCTGCGAGGGCACCATTGCCTGTGACCTGAAGTAGCATCATAAGATTCTGAGTGTTGACCTCACGCTGCATCAATACCGAACTACCTTTAGGCTCAATAATCATTGCGCCCTTAATGTCGTCATCCTTGTCGTACATCATGTGCCAGTTATATTCACGGGTCATAATGGACTTAATGATTTCGTCATCAAAGTTACGGACTTGTCGTCTACGGGAGACAGAAGCATTGTTCTGGAATATCTGAGTAGCACCCAGTGTTATAGGAGCGTTATCGATCCCTGCCTGAGTCTTCTCAACTCGGGTAACACCAGTACATTTGTAAGCATCTTCTTCAGCTTTATCCAATATGGCAAAGAGCTGGTCGAGAGCCATTGGTATCTCAAAGATCTCAAAGGGCTTAGCGTTAGATCCATCAGGAATGTTGAATTGTTCTCCAACGTATTCCCAGATCCTTCCACCACGCACAGTAAAGTCGTTGGGGTCACCATTAGCTGGCTTGAGCTTTCCTTTCATCATTACGATTTGAGGTACAGCAGCAACGCCGCCGTGGTCTAGAATCATTCTCCATGCTGCGTGATAAATCAGCTGGAGGTTCTCTGCTAGTGCAGGGATTCCATGACCGAATATGCTGAGAGGATTCTCATCCCAACACCATACTGAGAAAGGCATCTCATCTTGCTGAGGAGCAACATATGCTTTCAGCGTGATGCCATTACAGTGAATGACGCATGTCAGGAGACTAGGACGCTTAGCGAACCTTTCCGGAATATTAACACCGGCATTTTCTAATAACTCCCTATCAAAATCAGACCATGTCTCAAAGATCTCATATCGCTTGTCATAGTTATCTTGAGCGATGGATTGGTCTTTGATGTAATACCGTTCTTGATCTTGGTCGGGTGAAGATATCTCTTTGGGAGAGTATGTTAGTAACCTTCCAATTTGGTCATCGTAGTAGTTAAGACCAACTAGTCCTAGAACCTGTCGCTTAAGCTTCCACTCTCTAACAGAGATATAGGCAGCATCATCGACACTCTCAGCTGACATGTCAGGCAAGAAGTCCAGTACATTAACATTGGTGTATGTGGACTGATGTTTCAGGTCATCGTTAAGATCCCAGTTGCCATCATTGTTCTTAGCCCACTGACGGGATGACTTAGGATCAAGCCCCGGCCCTTTGATAATTCCGGTTCCGGTTTGAGCAGCTTGCTCGATACATCGTCTACCGATCTTACCGAACTGGATTCTCTCCATAGTCCCATCGATCTTGGTAAACATACGTTCAACACGAGCATTGAGGGCAACCTTACGTGCTTCCCATGCCATCATGTTGGTCGTTATATCGCCAGCAACTTCTTCACCCGTTTCAGGGTCTTGAGTTGTCTCAGCCGGTACGAGAGGTTGTCCCTCGCTATTGACTGCTTCTTCATTACGTATAGCAAGAGGTGGCTTACTTGGATACACAGGGTCGATCCCATAGTTATCCTCGTCAGTAGGGAACAACATATCCCCTAGCTGGCTTGCACCGTCATTCGTAATCTGTCGGATTATATTGATAACGACCTTGGAACCATCTTCTACTGCTTTCCGCGTCCCTTCAAAGTCATCCATCAGGTCTTCAACATTATCAAGTGCCGTAGCATTGTATAGTTGGTAAGACCTTTTTATCTCTTCAGCGAATTTGCTAGTGTTTCTCGCAACTGTGGACTCTTCTACATAGGTGCGACAAGTTGTTGCCAACTCGTTCAGAGCCTCGAGCTTAAGGGATTCTTCAGGGGAAAGTTTATTCTCCTCAGTATCCTTATCGAACTCTTCGTCGTAGCTTTTGGTTTCAGACATTATTGGATCTCATTATTGCAGGGAGTAATTGTAGGTTTTTACAGATAGTTGGTGGCATCAACCCTTATGGTTTTCACCTTTGTTTGAGACACAAACTCTGTATGTTTCTTGAGGATGTCATAATCCGGATGAGCAAATAAGCACAGGTACTGGAGGCCATCATGTGGATGGGACTCGGAACTCTTACAAGGAGAATCCTTGAATTGAGCCTTACCGACGACTTGCTTTCGCTCGTACTCGTAGGATTGGTTGAAACCCTTTATCAAGAGTTTGCATGACCTATCAATCTGGAACAGGGGTAAACCCGTTGCAGTCTTATTCGTCAGGAAGTGCCTGACAGAGTTGAGTCGGATCTCAACGTGATTACTAGGGGCTGGCTTTGTTAGAAACCATTCCTTGAACACACCGACACGCTCATCATTTAATACATGGAAGTAGTTACGTGAGTCCTGTGATAGCCCGTGAGAGCTTAGACCAGCAGGGTCACCCGTCGAGAGGATCTTCCAAGGGGTGGCACCTTCTTCTAATGTATCTGGGCCGAATTTCTCAAGTAACCATGGCTTAACGAAGTCTTCAGCGAAGGCTCGTAGCGTAATGTTGTCACCATAGAACTCTTGGAGTATCCGTAGCTGACCAGTCTTCATAACCTGACCAACGATGCAGCTCTCGCCACCCTTACCCCAGTCCCATCCAAGAAGGATAGGTAGACCTTTGATAGGCAGTAGCCCAGTCTTAGCCATGTGGTATTCGTAGTCCCACTGCCTTTTGTAGACAGCCTTACCGGAACTGGTTACACCATACTCACCACAGAATAGTACTTTGACTTGTTCAGGGGTCATTGATGTCACACGGTCTAGGTAATATGACTTTGCACCTACACCCAGATACTTGAAGTTCTCACCAAGCGGGTTCAGGGCGTAGCCACAGTCGGAATTGATATCTTTAATAAGTGCGCCCGGTTGTCTGAAGAAGCCCCATCCTTTCGGTCGAGTGTCTTCAATGGCTGAAACCCACTCATCATCAGGCGGAGGGTTAGTGTCCATAATGAGAGACACCCGAGTAATCGGATTATCCTCATCAACAGCGTCCAGCGGCGGTGGGTAGCGACCAAGTCGGGACATAACAGCACCGACAATATCGCCATCCATTGCACCACACTCATTGATGAAACCACCGGTCAGTTCTAATGACTTCAGGTTCTCATAGTCGTCAGGCTTGGCTACAGCTAGGAAGATAAACTCAGCGTTCATCTTTGTGCCATCTGACATTCTGTCTGTCCACCGGATACGCATGGGTGCGCTCTGGGTGTAGCGTCTAGTTGTCTTGTTAGGCTTCAGCCATAGCTTGAATGATGCCCACGTTGTCTCGAGTAGCTGTGGGTAGGTCTCGCGCACAATCACCCATTTGGTGGTGCGCTCGTTGTTCCT